GGTTTTGCCCTTAACGTACCGCACAACGTTCATGTGATGAAGGGCAACTTCCTCAGATTCTAACGATGGCCTGTTACCCGCTTTTATCATATAAGCCGGCATACCGTCAATTGTAAAGATGAACCGGTTTTGAAGTTTCGGTTCAAACGGTGTGTACATAATTTCTTGAGCGGTTAATAATTCAGCCATTTTAATTCTCCAAAGTTTGTTTAGTTATCTGTATATAAATATCATTCATATGTTGTTTTTATTCGGGAAATGTCGCGCCAGTAGGTTGAACTGTGAAATCTAAAATAATGAATTCAGCTGTTCTCGTCGGTTGAATGAATATCTGTCCATACAGGATATTGCGATCTACTAAATCGGGTGTGTTGTTTGAATCGTCCATCACGACCCGGAATGCTGATAATCCTGAATTAGATTGTATTTGCTCCATATACGGATTTACTATATTGAGAAATCGGGAACGGGTTTGAGTATTATTTTGTTCAAATACTAAAAATCTGGATGTCGAAGCAATAAATTTCTTTAATTTGATAAGCAACCGTCTGACATTAACACGATCAAGTGCCGAGGCCTTTTTCTGTAATGTTTTCTGGCCCCAAATACAAACTCCCTGACCCGGATATGTAGCGATCGGATTGACGTTAGATTCATAAAGCGTATCACGATTCGAATGTGTGAGCTTTCGTTCTGCCTGTACAGCTGAATCGATTACCCCCCTATTCAATCCTGCAGGAGCAAACCACGGATGTGCAACTCTATCGTTAAACGTATACACTCCAGCGACTACTGTAGATGGTGGGACCCAGACATTTGTTCCGAGATCAGCATCTCTAACCTGTATCCAGGGATAGTACATAGCTGCATAACTAGAATTTCGACTCAATGCTTCACCAGTCGCCGTTGTAATCGCACTATCGTATAGAGTCGGATCAGCTACGACGAAACAATCCCCTCTATCTTCACACATAGCAATTGCTTTATTGATAATGGAATCTCCTCCTGATCCCCCTCCTGTCACGCCTGGCATCAACACTAGATTGATATCGTATTCATCTGCATTTCCCAATAAATTGATAGCATCTTCATATGCTGTCTTTCCTGACCGAGCTACATTGAGATTCAATCCTTGTGAATTCGTATCTGTGATATTTTGATAAAAGTTTTTTGGATTCTGAACCGTCCCATCACTACCTCCGCTAAACGATCCACCGAACGATCCACTATTCGATCCACTCGCAACTGAGGGCAATGAAGCTGATGTAGCGGCTAATCTGACATTACCGTTTTCATCTAAATAATTTGGTGTGTCCACCAACACTTCTACTCTGACATATTTTGATTTATTCGGATACGAACCACTGAGCTGTAAATAAGGATCTGATCCACCTGATTGTCTCAGTACCCATTTCTGATCACCAATAACTTTCGCTATATAATTTTGTGCATTAGGATCTAGACTGACATTATTCCATGTCTCAACTGTCTTCTTTCTCTGTATATTATCATCACCGCGTCTGATCTTCAGACTAAAGGTCCCTCTACTCTGATTTACAGTTGCTATTTCCCATCTTAAATTATCTTTGGTTCCGTCTTCCAACACATTATCTGAACCATGGGTACTCAAGTTATTCATTATTTCACCATCTGCATGTGTGTGGAGCTTTAAAACGTTAGTGAATGTTTCAGTATTGTAATCATGACCACCTGCAAAATGACGTATTTTCGTAAAGCCAGCTGAATGTGTTGTGATTAAATTCAAAGAAGACCAACCACTTCCGCTAGTAGATCCACCCGTAAGACTACCGTACTCGCCAAACGCTCCCGGGAGATTAAATGACATAGTTACTTCACCACTTCCACTCGATCCTATACTAGCAGATATAGCTAATCCGTGTAATGAGATATTGTTATTTATTACGTTTCTAAATACTTCAGCGGTTTTCCCAACATGCCCAGAAGATGAAATGTATAATTTCGTTGCTGTATTTGCTGTTTGCTGAGCCCAAGCGGTTGAAGAATTTCTAGAACCAGAAAAAACAAAACTAACTCCTCCAAATGAAGCTGAAGGTGTTACTCCAATACTACCAGTAATTGGATATTTTAATCTAATGCTAGCTGTAGCCTGTACACCACCGCCAACAACTGCTGGGTCGATCGAAGATGATATCGTTGCAGAAGCATTGGAATAATCACCAGCTAGAACTCTCACAACTGTTAATGGTGAACTGTGTCTCAGGTATTCCCGAGCTGTATGGGATGTAAAATATTGTTGATACGTACCGTCGCCTGTAGTCTTGCTCCCGCTATGGAATGTATCACCGAATGTAGATTGAAATTCTGAATAGGAATTCACTACTGTTGGTATACCGGCAGGACCATTAACGGTGGGTCCGATCAAAACCGCACCTATATTACCGATAGCCGCGGGTAGAAATGTTTGATCTATTTCATTCGTGAATACACCGGGACTGATGACCTGCTTTTCAGCCATTAACTTTCTCCATCATGATTATTCGGGAAATGTCGCGCCAGTAGGTTGAACAGTAAAGTCCAGAACGATAAATTCTGCTGTTCTTGTCGGCTGAATGAATATTTGACCGTATAGAATATTTCGATCTACTAAATCGGGTGTGTTGTTCGTATCATCCATCACAATTCTAAAAGCGTTTAACCCTGAATTAGACTGAACCTGCTCCATGTATGGATTCACGATATTGAGGAATCGATTACGTGTCATTGCAGTATTCTGTTCAAATACCAGGAATCTAGATGTCGAAGCAATAAATTTCTTCAATTTGATAAGCAACCGTCTGACATTCACTCTATCGAGTGCAGAAGCTTTCTTCTGTAATGTTTTCTGGCCCCAAACTGCTATGCCCTGACCTGGAAACGTCGCGATTGGATTTACGTTTGATTCGTACAATGTATCGCGGTTTGCGTGTGTGAGTTTTCGTTCTGCTTGAATCGCCATATCGATTCCACCACGATTCAGGCCAGCTGGAGCGAACCACGGGTGGGCTACCTTATCATTAAAAGCATAAACACCACCTATAACGGTTGAAGGCGGTACCCATCTGTTCGCACCGGTTTCGGAATCTGGAATCTGTATCCAGGGATAATACATCGCACCGTAACTCGTATCTCTCGCCTCTGCTTTACCCGCTGCAGTTGTGATCGCATTATTGTATATGGTTGGATCTGCTACGACGAAACAATCTCCACGATCTTCGCACATATCGATTGCTTTTGAGATCAACGTTGATCCTTTTCCACCTGTTCCGTTATCAACTATTCCTGGCATTAAAACAAGATTTATATCGTATTCATCTTGATTTCCGAGTAAATTAATTGCATCTTCATATGCCGTCAGCCCATCATTCCCGGAAGCTAATTTATATCCCTGCGAATTATTTGTAATTGTACCATGATCGATACTGTCATAAAAATTATACGGATTAGTATTTGTTCCACTTTTCTTTCCCTCTGAATCAAATCCTGCATATCCGTTCGATCCACCTGAGAACGAACCACTGTTCATACCCGGTAGAGACGCTGATGCAGCGCTAAGTCTAATGTTGCCATTTTCATCTAAATAATTTGGTGTTGAGTTCAATACCTCTACTCTGATATATTTCGATTTATTCGGATACGAGCCCGAGGGTTGGAGATATATATCCGTCCCGCCAGACTGTTTCACTGTCATGGAAGAATCACCGATGACTTTCGCTATATAATTCTGTGCATTGGGATCTAAACTCACATTATTCCATGTCTCCATTGTCTGCTTTCTCTTTATACTGTCATCACCCCTACGAATCAAAAGCGTAAACGTTCCTTTTTTTGGTTGTTGGGTAGTCACTTCCCACCTTAGATTATCTTTCGAACCTGAATTTTTCAGTACATTATTCGCACCAACAACTGATGCTTTATCTGCACCAAAGGTCGCTGGTTGACCTGAATTCATTATCGCACCATGTGCAAGAGTATGGAGTGTAAATGATGCCATGGAAGCTGAAAATGCTGAGTTCCCTGTTTCTGATACCGAACCTGTATGATATGTTCCGTC